AGCACTGTCGGCCGCCTGCATCTGCAAGAGCGCGAACGTGAGATCGACAGCGTCCCGCGTGCGCGCAGGCGTCATCAGCAGGTCATCGGCAACGCCGGCTTCTGCCGCTTCCTTGTCAGCCAGTTCGAGCAAAGCGCCGGTGCCAAGACTGGAAAGTAGCGCACCCAGGTCCGCGGCAGTCGCCATACCCGCAAAGTCAACACCGCGCGCGGTGAAGGCCAGCACCGCCGTGCCGCTCAACGTCAGCGGCGTAACCCCGACCGTGCCGCCGATCTTCGACTGCGAGACAGCGCGTGCGCCAACGGTGACGCTGCCGCCGATCGTCATGACGCCGGTCTCGAAGTTCGATCCATCCATGATGACATACGGCGTCTGATCGCCGTCGAGCGCGCCAGCTTCGGCTGGCGTCAGAAACGCGTCAGACGCAACCGAGCCGAAGGTCACCTCGCCGGTGCCGACGGTCTCGATATTGATCTTCACGCGGTCGAAATATTTCATGGTGTCCTCGTCAGTGCAAAATGGCCTGCACCTTCACCTTGCGGTGTCGTGCGTAAATCTCGGGAACGGGATCGATCACGGTGAGCACCGTCGCGGTCAGCGGCAGGTTGCGACCGGCGAGCGTCTGAGCGATTGACGTCTTCAACTTGAGGCGGAACGCGATGGTGTGCTCGGCCGTCACTTCCGGCCCCTCGCACAGAGCGAACGTCCCCAACGCTGTTTCAGCCAGGCTAGCCGTGGTCGAGACGATCTCGACCGTGTTCGCCAGATTGAAGATGCGACCGGTTCGCGCGATCACCGCGCCATAGCTGAAGGTGATGGCGGTTGCCGGCAGGCCGAGATACCGGCCTGCCAGAATGCCGATGCGTGGCCGCTCCAGCGATAGCACCACATGGGGCAAGCCGACATTGCGCCCGGCCCGCATGCCGAGGAAAGCCGGCGCAATCGTGATCGGCGCTGATGGCAAGCCGACATTGCGGCCAGCCCGCGCCGCCGCTGAACGCGGCGTCATTGTCAGGGCGAGCGCCGGCAGCGACAGATATGTGCCGGGCGAATAGTCAATCTCGGCGATCGCCTGCCCGGCGAGCGGGCCAAAACCGAGCACGGATCAATCCACCGTCAGCGTGTAGATGGTTCCCGGCACGCCGAGCAGATCGAAGGTCAGCTTGAAGTCCGTCGTATCGCCGGCATATTCGTTCTGGCCCAGGTCATAAATCTGGATCGGCTTCATCGACGTTGCGTCGTAGAGCAGCACATAGCGACACGGGCCGATATTGCCGCCAGTCGCTGTCTTGGACACCTGCCCGCCGCTCAACCGCGCGTCGTTGGTGGTGATCGTCGTAGCGGTCACGGCGGCGACCGACTCCCCGCCCTGATCCCAGCCGCTACCGTAGACCTCGTGCAGCCGCTCGGCCGGGTCCCCGGTCAATGCACCAGCCACCTGGTCGACGCTGATATGCGTTGCGTCGAAGGCCGCCGTATCCTTGAGCAGCATCACCCGCAGCGTCGTCAGGTTGATTGCCTGCCCGGCCAGCAGAGCCGTGGTGTGGTTGTAGATGTGCGAAGTAACGGCCATGGCAAAGGCTCCGTTGAAACGGTGACAATTGAAATTGGAGGGTTGGGTTAGTGGTTAGCCGCGATAACCGACGATGGTCGCAGCAAGCCCGCTTAGCGTCGGGTCGCGCGGAAACGGCGCGATGACGGTCAGGACATCGCCGCGCTGAAATGCGACGGTATCGGCGGCGGCGAAGGTCGGGACACGATCGCCCGGCGCGAAAGTCATTGTCGCGAACTCGACCGGGTTATCGGGGTCACCGGCCAACGCGCGACGGATCGAGAACACGGCCGACAGCGTCGCGGCGACGTCAGCCTGCCCAATACTGTCGGCAAGGCCGGCGGAAAACACGACGTCCGCTGGAGCCGTCCATTTGACGATCTGCTCGCCGGAGGCCGGACGGTCGGTGTCGTACATCGTGATGTCGTAGCGATCGCCGCCGGTAAGAAACAGGTCCCAATCGTCGGCATTGAGATCGGGCTGCTTGTCCGTATTGGCGCGCCGCGCAATGTAGAGTTTGCCCGCGAACGCCACGATGTCGTTGCCGGCATAGTCATCTTCGGCGCTCCACTGCCGCGCCCAGCGGATACCGGCCGGGGCGCCCTCCGCCACCCAGACGCCGCCTGTCCGGCGCCAGGCATGCCAGCCGCTCCCATCGCTGGCGTTAATCTTGAGCGCGAAGTTGCCATCCTCCCCGACTGCCGGGTCGGGCGCATCCCCGACGACGTAGTAGATCACGCCGACGCCCATCAGTTTGGCTAGGAAGTCCCGCAACTCCTTCGTCGTGGTGACGACGTCGAGCGGAAGATGGACCAATGTGTACGACGCTTCGGTCAGTGCCGCGCCGGCCCACGGCTGCGCCAGCGTCGCCGCTGCGTCGCCTTCGAAGCTGGCGACAATGGCGACGCGGCCGTCCGCGAACAGGAGATTGGCCTGCTTGTCGAGTCCGGCCAGCGCCCAGCCGGTACCGTGGCCGGTCAAAGCGGTGTCGCCATCGGCAACCGAAATGGTGCCGACGCTATAGGTCGCGTTCCAGGTCATCAGAAGCTCGCTAGGAGTCAGGCGCTCGGCGCTGCGCCGTTGTACTGGCTCATGATCTCGCGGATCTCCTGAACCGTGCCGACACGTATCTTTGCCTTGAGCCGCCGCCGCAGCAGCTCACGCTCTGCCAGAGCGTCGGACCTGCCATCGATCAGCCGCGCATAGGCGACCAATGCCGTCTCTGCCTCAGCCGCTTCCTGTTCGATCCACGGATTCGGCTCGCCACCCTCGATAATCTCCCGCGCCATTTGCCGCTTCAGCGCGTGCACCAGGTCCCGATGTGCATTCTGAATGGCGATGCTGTTGAAGTACGCATCGAGGCCGGCGATCGCGCGCGACCGTAGCTCGTCCACATCGGCGCAGAGAGTCAGCTTCATGCCCGGGCCTCGATCGCCACGCTGTTGGACATGTAGGGCCAGCATTCGACGAAGACACGATACGTGCCCGGGTGATCCGCCTGAACCTCGATCGGCTCTCCATCGCCGACGAACTGCGAACGCGACGTGCCGTCGTCGATCGTTCCCGAGGCGCCCGCCGGCACTCCTGTGAGAACCGCGGCATCCGCGCCATCGGCGATGATGGACGCCCTCGACAGGACCAGATCAAGCAATGGTCTCTGCACGATCTCCGGGACACCATCCGTTTCGATGACGAAATAATCCCGGATGTTTGGCAATTCCTTGCGATAGATGAACACGCGCGGATGCCCGTTCTGCTTGTAAAGATCAACCGTTTCTTCGGTGCACACGTTCAGCAGCGCCTGCGTGATGCGCCCGATCTCGTCATATACGATCAGCATTTCATTTAGCCCATCGCCATCCAGCGAAACTCATTCATATATTGCGTCGAATTGTACTGTCCTGGTGACGAACCTGAACCGGTGTCACCAAGATAGTTATTCCAGAGCTGCATTCCCGAGCCATTTACAATTGCCCACGCATACCGATTGTATCGATATACCCATGCCTCCGTGAGTGTTGCATATAGCCCGTCATATACAAACGGATGCATCAACTCACCTGTGATGTAGTTCATTATTCCGAAAATGACTGTAGGAGGTTGCGCAAATGGAGTCGGGAAGGTGATCCAACTTGATCGTGGGTTGTAAACGACGCCGGAAGGCCCAGAGTCAACGATAAAGCTGCCCCACAAGGTTATTGAGCCGCGCTGGATATTGCGGACTGTTGCGAAGTTGGAGTCAAAGGCAAGTTGGTCAAGCAATGCCGAGTTTACGTCGATACCAGGCTTAGAGACGACTGCTCGATTGGTACTGATGATCGCGCGACGGACGTTAGCCACTTGAATTACCCGTCACAAAGAAGCGTAACCAGAATGGCGTGGCCCCACCTGCCGGCGATGCTCCGTTGAACACTTCAATTCTATCGGTATAGCTCGCCACATACGCACGGCTACCATAACTCAATGCATGCGTGTGCCACGACATTGACGGCAGAGAATAGCTACCCAGGTCACTCATGACGCTGAACAAGACCAGAGGCGGACTCACGCAAGCGATCGGGAAGTATGACGGAGTCCATGTGTTGTAGGGGCAATAGACAAATCCCTGATGCAAAAACTGAAGGTTCTTGAACTCCGGCGAAACCAGAAGATCGTCAGGAAGTGCGGTGCGGACATCGACACCCGGCCTGGATACGAATAGCCCCTCGTCACCCATAGCCGCCCGATGGCCGAATAGAACGCGCGGTACAACCATCAGAACGGCCTAAACACCATTATTGCCCAATCATAATTCCACAAGGGGAATCCAGTCGCGGCGCCCGTGCTCTTAATAGCCAGAACCCGAACGAGATGCGGATATGTCACCCAGCGAAATGCGGTCGCGTAAGAGTAAAATGTGCCAATGACGCCGCCGACATTCCAAAACTGTGTGTAATCCAGATAGATTTGCTCGTCCAAATGCGTTGTCGTGCCCTGCTGAATAGGAACTACCGCGGCAAAGGGATCGATCCCGACGCTTGCGAACGGAAAGTCGAAGTAGTTAGCCCCCGGCGCGATCGAGCTACCGCGCACGATGCCCGACGCCATCAACCGCTCGACCCGCGGCCATGACCAGTCCATCACAAGATGTGCCTCCGTCAATGACGGCGGGTTGGTCACATCGATACCGGGCCGGGAGATGCGCATGCCATCCGGCCCCATCAAGACGCGCGGGACAGTCACTTACGGACCCCACACCAGCAGATAGCGCTCGCTCAGATTGATCTCGAATAGCTCATCGGGCGACACCATTCGCCCGGCAGTAACCTCTCCGATATTCGCGTTGATCGCGGACAGGCTGTCAGCATCGATCGCCTGCGCCCGGATCATTCCGTCGCCGAACATGTCGCCACGAAACACGATCCGTGCGGCGCCATTGACGTTTGCAATCTGGAACACGCTTTGCGGGTCGCCCCCCTCGATACCGGGAAACGTGATTTGAAGGAAGTTGCCATTGAACACCCAGCCGGCCGTCTCGCCGTCGGCATAGCCTTTCAGCGATGCGACATTGGTGTCGGCTGCGACCTCGATCGTGTACTGAGCGGCCAGCTTCCCATCGATGCCGGCGATGGCCTCCGAGGTCTGCATGATCGAGGCGGCCGTATCGCCGAAACGGGCCTCGACCGTCGTCTGGTAGCTGGCGAAAGCTTCCCGGTCGTTGGCTTGCACCGCCTCGATATGCTCGACCGCCGCGCTCAGCGCGCCGCGGACGACACTGAGCAGCCGCCGGCTTTCCAGCTTGTCGGTCCAGTTGGCGGCGTCCTGCCGCGCCACCGTGGCGATTGCCTCTTCGACCCGCGCCACAGCCTCGTTGACGCGCCGAAACTCCTCGCTCACCGCCTTGGCAAGATCGAATGTGGTGCGCCCGTCCGGCATGGTGACCAAGATCCATAGCGACCATTCCGTAGTGTAGCCGTTCCAGCTCTCGAAGCGCGCCCGGACCTGATACTGCGTCACCGATTGCAGGCCAGCGGCGATGACGATCTGGCCGGCGGTCACGTCGTCCCGATCGGTCAGGCCCGAGGTGTTGTCAGTCGGATCGGCCGCGAGCCTGATCTGCCAGCGCACCGCGTGGACGTCGTCATCTTCCGGCGGGTCCCAGGTCAGCTTGATCGCCGGCAGGGTCTGGCCGAGGTCGCCCTTCCAGATGAAGCCCTCCGCCTGAAATCCGGTGATGACCTTGGCGGCCGGCAGCAGCGTGACCAGCCGTCCGTCGACCACGGGAAGCTCGTCGTCGCTCGACCAATCGTAATCATTCGGGTCGACCTCGGTGCACGACACGGTGACATTTAGGTTCGGCTCGTAATCGACGCTGTCGATCTCGAACAGCTTGTCGACATAGCCGTTGCGTGCACTGCCCCATGCAAAACCGTCGCCGGGCTCCAGCACCATCGCCGACGGCGGCAGCGTCAGGACGTGCTTGCGCTGGCGGCGCGCTCGATTAAGCAGTTGCAGCATCAGGCGCTGCATCTGGGTATCAGACTGCACCATCGGCGCCGTCAGATCGGCCGGCAGTCGGCGGCGATCCTCGGCGCGCCAGGCGAGGTTCTCGCGCGGCGGCGCCACCTTGGTGATCCAGCCGTCATCCGGCGAGGTGTAGGTGCCCGTCAGGTAATTGACGCGCTGCTCGAGCCCGAGCACCGGGCGGTACTGTTCCTCGCGGTTCGCGACGATGGCGTCGTCGGTGATGCTCAGCACCGGCAGGCCGGGCGCGCCGAGATACAGCTTGTAGATGCCACCGATCTCGACGAACCGGCCGCCGCAGGCCCGCAGCAGGCCCTGAATCATCTCGCGCGGCTCGGTATCGATGCTGATCTCGGCGCCGCCGCAGAACTGCTTCTCGAAGTCACCGTCACCGCGCTCGACGAGGACGTCGGCCTCGTTCATGGCGGCGAACCAGACGTCGAGCGGCAACTGTTCGGCCGACGTGTTTTCAAGACCGTAGAAAAACTGGCGGTTTCCAGCAGCGTCCGCGACATAGATGCCACGGCAAACATTGTAGGCGATCACCGCCAGATTGTCGGTCCATTCGTGGGTCGACAGATCATCGAACCGGTGCGGGCCGTCACCGCCCGGCACGGTCGAATCCTTGCGCGGATCATAGAGCCGGATGCCGTCGACGACGAACTTCCACGCCAGCCGCCCCGGCACCCGCTCGCGCTCGTAGATCGAGTGGGTGCGCACATAGGTGATGCCGGTGCCGACGTGGTTCTGCGTCCACGGCCGCTGCGCAGCGCCCAGATTGGCGACTGTGAAGTTGTCGGCCGTGGTCTGGCGGCCGTCGAAGAACCGCAGGGCCAGCAGATCACCGTATTTCTTCAGGTCGTTCTGCGCGTCGAGCTGGTTGTAGAAGGCGCCGGCGAGCGCGCCGCCGAACAGGCTCTGCCCGAAGGCCGCCTGAAACTGGTCCAGCGTCACCTTGTCGACCGCGCCGGTGTAGCCGTCCACCAGCATGCCGCGATCGCTGCCGCTGTCGCGCAATATACACTCAACACCCTCGACAAAGGCCGAGTGCAGCTTCTCGCAGGGGTGATCGGCGAGCGCGATGACCTCGATCATGTCAGAGTTATCGATGTCGCCCCGCTTGCCGAAGGTATTCGCATAGGCGAGCGAACCCGCGGTCACCGCGCGGCCGACGATCAGCGACTGCGGGATATCCGGATCGACGCGCAGGTCTAGCTGGATGCCGCCGACCGACTGAACCGAGGTCGCGTCCGGCGCGTCCGGCGTTTTGGCCAGCAGTTTCGATGCGACATAGCTGATGCCGACCGACAGCGCGACGCCGATAACCGCCGTCGCGATCGTTGCCGCGGCACCCGTCAATCCGACCAACGCGACAACCGGTGCGATCAGGAAACCGGCATGCGCGGTGTCGCTCGCCGCCAGCAGCAGCGCTATCGAGGCCAGAAGTGTCAGCAGCATCATTCGACCCGGAAGGCCCTGTTGGCGCGCGAGAGCGGCACGGTCATCAAGCCACCCTGCCCGCGCGCGACGATCTGGGCGCCAATGACGACGCCGAGCGTATCCGTGCCATCCTCATTGACGACGTGCGCCCAATCGCCTGAGCGCGCCCGACCTAGCGGGATCTCCGCGAAATGCGCGGCGGCGAGGTCACCCATGTCCCGCCAGCCATTCGCCAGCATATGACGCCTGGCGCCCGTCTCGCTGTCATAGACACCCCGGAACCGCGCCAGCGGGTCACGGCCGGTCAGCACCAGCGCAAAGTCGGCGGCGGTCAACGCGCAATCCGAGACGCCCCACTGGAACGAGATGGTCCTCTGCCGCGTATATTCCGCATGGATGATCGAACGGGCGTTCACGGTTCCAACCTATCCGGCATTGAAGGTTTCATGATTTTGGGAATACAGAGAGAGGACGCGAAATTGACGCCTGGAACGGCTCGCAAAAAAGGCCTCACGCTGCCGGCGCCGGAAAACATGTCGGAAGCAGGCGCCATGATTTTGGCGCTGATGCTGCTCAGCCGCACATCACTCGCGGAGCTCCTTGAAGAGCACGATGGCTATGCCGGCCCGTGGCTCGACGAGATTGAGACAGAGGTCACGCTCAATATCAAAAGCACCGAAGTGTCTGGCATGCCCATCGAACAGGAGGTGAAGGCACTCAACCTCTGTCTAAATACCGCAAAGGCAATCTTCGAGAGTGTGCGGCAGGAAGGGACGTTCGAAGAAGGCGACCTGTGATTGTGCCAAGCCCCATCACGGACCCTTCCTTCCGAAATACACGGTCTGTTCGCGCTGTCCGCCGGCGTAGTCGAAGAACCGATCGTTGACGTCGCGTTGCGACTGCGTCGACGGCGAGCGCGTGCCGGTCTGCTTGATCGTCAGCGCGCGCGAGGTGGATTCACAGGTCAGCGTCACCGTGCTCTCGCCGCTGACGCCCGGCAGGGTGACGCCGATAGTGTCGACGAATCCGACGAAGCGGCGGATCAGTGGCCCGATCAGCGCCCGCGTATCCGGATCGAAAAGCCCGATCGACATGGTGATCGGCGCCTGCCCGACGGTGCTGCCGCGCACCAACGACACAACCTCCGGCGACACTCCGTTCAGCACGATCTCCAGCCCCGGAATGCTCATCTCGGCGGTCGCCGTCAGCGTCGAGACGCGCGCGACGGTGCCGTAGCCGTGATAGGTCCGCCCCTCATGCTCGATCGTGCCGGCGTCATCCCAGAAACCGGCCGGATCGGCCAAGCCGGTCTCCGGGTTGCGCGCCTCGCACCAGATGAAGGTGCGGCGCACCACGCGCCAATGCGCCAGCGCGTCGAGCTGCGGTTGGGTGAAAGCAAGCATCAGAGCGTCTGGATTGCTGAAAAGGAAACTGTGCCGCGGCCGGTATCTGGCGCCGATGGCGCCGACACGCTGCCGGGCACGATCAGCATCACCGCGTGCGGCCTGGTCAGAGCGACGTCGACGTCGAGCACATAGCCTGGGCGGATATAGGGCCGGACCTCGAAAGCAGAGCTGACACCGAACTCGTCGGCAACGGCATCTTCCATCGCCTGGTGCAGCGCGCGGTTACCGCCATATCCGAACGAAATATAGTCGCCCGTCGAAACCTTGTAGCCTTCAAGCAAACCGCCAAGTGTCACGGTCTTACTGCCGGTGACTGACCGCAGGCTGGCGAGGCCATCGAACTCGCCGCCCGTCGGCCACGAACCGCGCGGATAGGCTATCGGGTAGCACGCGGTCATGTCGTAGCCGATGAGCTGCCGCCCGCCATTCTCCAGCGCCGCCAACCGCGCCTTCCACGCTTTCAATTCGTTCGGTTGCAGCGAGCGGCTTCTGACGTCCATCGCCCACAACGCCGGCCCCAGATCGGCGACTACCTGACGGCCTCCGCGCAGTGGTGAAACCTCCTGCAGGTATTGCAACTCAAAGCGCGTGGTGGTGCCGGGGAAGCCGGCGAGGATGTCGAGGGGATAAATGATCGCCATCACATCCCCCGCCGCGACTGCGCTTCCTTGATCGCCTGCACGGCCCGGACCTTGAACGCAGCCCGGTCCTCCGCCTGCGCCCGGCGCAATTCGTCGATCGCTTTCGGGTCTGCTCCCTGCGCGACGTTATAGACAGGGCTGTAGCTGATGCTGACGGCGCCGCTCGGCACGATCGACGGCGTATTGCCGACATAGCCGCCGGTGGCGAAGCTGCGCCGCAGCCGCTCGAGATTCGGCACGCCAATCCGGCGTGTCGCGTCAGCGTCGAACACATACTCGCCTTTGTGGACGACGCCAGCCGGCTGATATTTGCCGCCGACGCCGGTAAATCCGCCAGCATCGAAGCCGGGCACCGGGCCGCCTTCCGAGAAGCCAAACAGGCCGCTCATCCCCTTGGCAATCGGCCCCAGAACCGTCGCGCGCAGAATGATGCGCGCAATATCGTTGAGGATCGACGCCGTCATCTGTCGGAAGGCATCTTCTGCACTTTTCGACCCATCGATGACGGACATCAGGGAGTCCTCGAATTCCCGCAACCCGGACACGGCTGCATTCTCAAGCTGCTTGTTCGTGTCGGCCGCCTCGCGTGCGAATGCCCGCAAGGGAGAATTTGCAGCCTCCGCAGCCTGCGCCGACCGAAACATCGCATCGGCCATTTGATCAATCGTGGCGCGCTGCTGGGCGGTCACCTCCGCATTCTTCATGCCGGCGGCGGTATTCGCAGCCTTGGCCGCAGTCTCCAGTTCAGCGACCAGCTTGGCGCGCTCGCGCGCCGCAACACCCTGGTCGATGACCGCGGTTTCTGCCTTCTGCACCTCGATCCGCTTTTGCGCGGCGGCTACGGCACGCTCAAAGGAATCGACGCCAACCGTATTTTTCTTGTCTTTGTCCTTGTCGGGAACAGCGAAGTCATTGAGGCTGATCTTCTTCGAGGAAAAAGCGGCGAAGGCGTCGTCGAACTTGCTCGCTCCGGTCGCCTTCTTCGCCGCCGTCACCTCGACATTGGCCTTGCGCATCGCGTCGGCCAGGGCCTCGATACCCTGGACCCGCGCATCGATCGCATCGCGCGCTGCGGACTTTGCAGGCGATTTCGAAGCGTCGAAAAGAAATTCATACAAATTCTGAAACGACGGGTCGTTCCAGAGATTCCGCGCCGCCGCGCCCAGCTCATCGATCCTGTCGGTACCGCCGCGCGATTTCCCAAGCTGTTCGAACGCGCCGGCCAACTTCATGACCACAAACGCGAGCGTATCGAGGATATCCGTGGCCGACCGGCTTGCCCCGGTCGTCTCGTTAATGCGCTTGGCGGCGTCGACCGCCGCATTCTGAAGGCGTTCAAACCCCTGCGCGACGGTCAGCGACGCGCCCGCCACCTGCGTATTGAGCAAAACCGCGCCAGCCTCGAAGCCGCGGAAGAACGCGGCGGACGACACCTTTCCGTCGTTCACGAGCTGGCGCAGCTTCGACACCGAACCCCCCGCCTCCTCGATACCGGCGGCAGCCGCCTGCACGATCGGCAGTGCGCCTTCCAGCATCGAATTGAACTCTTGCGCACGAACGACGCCTGAGCCCAGGGCCTGCGATAGCTGCAGCAATGCGCCTGACGATTCCTGAGCCGACCGCCCCGAGACACGAAGTGCCGTCGAGATATTGTCGGTGAAACGCAGCAGTTCCTCGGTAGACACCCCGAGGTCCTTCTGCACCATCGCGGCACGCCCATAGAGCGTTACCAGCGCCTCAAGCGGTGCCGCGTTCTTTTGGGCCGAACGGAACAAACCGTCATAGACCTTCGACAGTTCTTCGCCGGAGAGGCCCGCGACCTTCAACGCGTTGTCGATGCGCGTCGCGGAATCGATCAGCCGTTGCGCCTCCCGGATCGAAAACGCACCCGCGAGCCCGGCAGACACCCGCTTTCCGAGACCGGCGAAAGTCCCGTCGACCTTTTTGCCAAGATCGTCGAACTGCTTCTCGATCTTCTTGGTGCTGGCGCCGCTGTCCGCCTCCAGCTTTTTCAGCGCACGCATGATCTGGCGCGTGTCCGCTGAAATCGAGAGGACCATCTGCTCGAGGTCGTCAGCCATCAGCCATATCTCTCCAGCAGCTTCGCCATCTCGTCATCGTCCGGCGCTTCGGTCTTCAACACGTCCGGATGCATTTCGTGGAACGCATCCACCGCTGCGAAAAACTCCGTCACCGTCGCAGACCAGAACTCGGCCGGCCGCCAGCCCAGCGGGCCGACTGCCGATTTCAGCCAGTCGATGAATGGGAAGGGCTCATCGTCACCGGCGCCGCCGCGCCTTCCTCGACGGCTTCGGCTTTTCCCTCGCTGACCTTCAGGTGATGACTGAGCGCCGCAGCGAACGCCTTGGCGCACGCCGGAAAGTCGCTCAGTGATAGCTCTTTCGCCGCACGCTCACCGTCGCCCTTGACGGCCAGATGCTGCACCGCCGCCAAAGTTGCCGCGACCTCGACGCCGAGCAGGCGCTGATAGAGGTCAGTAAAGGACTTGCACCCAATCGCGGTCGAGACGGCCGACAGACGGCTCATCTCGGCCGCAATCACCAGATCGACCGACCCGACGGACAAAGGCGCCTCGCCCCGCGCCTCGTTGACTGGCAAACCCATGGCTTAAGCCGCGATCACGTCGGCGGTGCCACCCGAGCTGACGGTTACGTTGCCGGAACTGTTGGTGCCGGTGACCGCCACGGTGATGGTCTTGCCGACGTCGCCGACGACCACCTCATAGGTCTGACTGGTCGCGCCGGCGATGTTCGCGCCATCCAGTTTCCACTGATAGGTGAAGACGGGAGAGCCCGACCAGGTGCCCGTGCGCACCGTGAGCGTCTGGCCTTCCTGGGCGATACCGGCAATCGACGGCAGCAAGGTATTGGCGGGCGCTCCGGCCTCCGGCGTGAAGATCAGCGGCCCGGCAGCGGTGAATGTACCTGAGAACTCCAGCGTTCCTTCCATCTCGCCCGAGTACTCGAAGTCCGACACCATCCATGGCCCGGTATAGGTACCGTCGCCAGGCACAACGGCCTGCCCATCGAAGATCGAACCCGCCCGGACGTGCGACATCAACCGCGCGGCGACCTCGCCCGAAATGAACGTGCCGGACCCTGCGAACGATCGATTCACGATGCCCGGCTCCGCCGTCTTCTGAACGGGGCCACCCGGATTCTCGCAGTCGGGCGTCGTCGTATCGACCTCATTGGCCGACAGGTTGAAGCTACGCGTCTTCAGCCCGCAAAGGTTATCGTACTCTCCCGCGTTGCCGATCTTAAACAGCAACAGACGGCCTTTTTCCTTCGCCATTTTCGTCATCCTTTCATGACAAAGGCCCCGCAGCGTGCAGGGCTGATAGACTGAGAATTTGTGTGCGAACTACTCGGTGACGTGCGCGACCAGCTCGATCACGCCATGACTCGTCAGGCCGTCCGGGTCCCGAAATACCCGCGTCTGGCGATGCTGGAGCGTGACCAGCCGGTTCGTCGGGAGCGGCGCATCCCAATTGTGCAGTGACGAAACGATCGCATGAGCAATCTGCCTGGTTTCAACGAATCCGGGCTTTCGCGACCAGACGTCCAAATTGAATGCGATCTCGACGCCGGCAAGGCACTGCACGTCATCCTGCAGTTCGTCGCTGTCGGCGATTCCCACGAAGGGAAAATCTGCTGTCACCGCGCCATTGCTGCCTCGCGGCACATGGTCATAGACACGTTCACCAACCAGCGCCACGACGGCGTCATCCGCCTTCAGTCGCGTCACGATGGCTCCCTGCAATTCATAGGACGGTGATGCCATCAGGACTTCGCCCGTTTCACGGCCTTGTTGACCGCTGCCGCCAACTTACGGCGCGCTACCTTGCGATAGGCCCGCCACGTCGGGAAAATATGTGGACGTTTCGTCATATGCACCGTGCCAAACTCAAGAAAGCGCCAGATGAATTTGGCAAAGACCCCGGTGGCGTTCTTGTCCTTCGAGTCACGAAGCCCGATCAGCTGCTGACGGGGCCGGTTGGCGATGCGGTCGGCCTCGATACTGCCCGCGTAATCTCCGGTCGCGCCGCGCGGTGCCCGCGCAGCGATCCGGCGCGCCGCTTCCTGCGCAACCTCCATCTGAGTTTGCGCCAGCTCGCGCTCGGCATCGGGCACCATGCGGTTGAGCTTGAGCATGACGGCCTCGCGCCCTCGAAATTTGGCCTTGGTCGCCATCAGGCCGCCACGCCGCGCTCACAAAGCAACGAGATCCACTGCCGATCGGTTTCGCACGTCACGTCGCGCACGGCCCACGCGGTACCATCATGCGCATCGACTAGCCGCCAATCGGAATTGAGCTGGCGCGTTTGGCTCGACGCCCGCACGGTGATGATGATTGGATGCCTATTTTCGAGACGTGAGGCGATGACGGTTTCGCCGCCACGCAGGTGGCGGTAAGCGGCGCGAACCGTGAATTGCGTGGCGAAGTCGCCGACGGTATTTCCGGCGCCGTCGTCGATCTGGACCCGCTTTTGGCAGTGGATCTTGTAACGTAGATCGCCTGCGGTGATTTCCGCCATCACGCGCCCCGGCGGAAGTTGCACAGCAGAGCATCAAAAGCGGTCCAACCGCCCTGCGCATCATTTTCGCGTTTTGCATAGGCGTCAGCAATCCACAGCAGCATCGCGTGTCTGATAGCCGCCGGGACAGTATCGTAGCCAACGAGCATCGTGACGGTGACGCGCGACCGGGACAGGATCGCTGGCCAGCGTTGCCCCGCCTTCAGAACGATTGCTGCTTCCAGGCCATCGCCGCACTGCCGCAACTCATAGACCGTATCAGATAGCGTCTGCTCATCACCGGCCGGATCGACGTATCCGATGGAGACGATCTCCTGCACGGGCGCCTCGGGCAGTCGGTCGAAATCGCCAAAGCTGTCGCAACGCAGCGTCAGGACGCGCTCGGCGAGCTGGATGCCGCAATACGCCTCGACATAGGACCGTGCTGCCTCGATCAGCCGGGCAATCAGCGCGTCGTCATCTGAATGATCGACAATCGCTTGCGCCTTGACCTCGGCAGCCGTGACCGGCTCGCCGGAGGGTGGCGTGTCGACAGACGCCGGATACCACATCAATCGTCTTTCCTCGGCCGGCCGCGGCGGCGGGTTTCCTGCGCCGGGTGCGCATCGGTCGTCTCGATCTCGTCCGCGAGCGCTGGCACGGCGTAGCCCGCCTCGATCATCCGAATGGCCTCGCTTTTGGAGAACCGCTCGGTCTCGTCGCCCACAGACAACGCGAAGTCTGCGCCGGCCATACTGACGAGCATCCTGATTTTCATGGCAATCTCCTTAGAAAGGAACGGGCGGCCGAAGCCGCCCGCTCAGACCGCTTAGGTAGCGGCGGTGATCAGATGCTTGACCGCGGCATTGTCGCCGAGCTTGCCATCGAGACGGATCAGGCCCAACAGGCCAATATCCGGCGCAAACCGCTCGCGCGCGACGAACATCACGACGCCGCCGACCTTGCGGACGAAGTACTTGCCGAAGTCGCCGAACAGCATGACCTTCTTGGCAGCCGCCAGCGAGTCCATCGCCTGGTTGATGGAGTAGCGGTAGCCGAGAATACTGCCTGGCACGCCGTTCTGCACGTCGCCAGCGGTCCAGATGTAACGGTTTTCAGCGTCCTTAAGCTTGCGCAGCGCGCCAAGGATGCTGTCGTTGAACATGAACCGCACCTTCGGCGACTGGCGATAGGCTGGATCGACCGAATGCACGAGGTCAATCACCTCGTCATACGTGATCGCGGCCGTCGCCGTGGCGGTCTTGCCAAGGCTGGAGCCGGTGACAATCCCGCTCGGATCGCCGGTGCCGTCACCGGTGGTCAACTCGGCGTTGGCGCGGCGACCGAGGCGCTGGCCGAGCAGGTCGCCGAGAAGGGTCTCAAAATTGAAGATTGAATCCTGCGCCAGTTCCCACGAAAACTTCACCCACTTGGTGTCGTAGGCGTAGGCGTTGAGAGTCTTCTTGCCGAAGACGGCATCAGCACTGCCGTCATCCGTGACAGCCCCAGCCTCGGTGTGCTGGGCAACCGCCGTCGTCGTGTCGTCGTTGGTCGGAATGTCGATGGGATTGCCGCTGGCGGTATTCATCACCGTGCAGATATCCTCGTCGTACATCGGCCCCCACATTTTCATGGTCCGAATGAGCTGGTTGCTCAGTTCGGTCGGGACCGTGTAGCCGCCCGCCGCCGGCGTACCGACGGTCTGCGCGCGGATTTCCTTCGGCGCCGAGCCCCCCTGCAACGCGGCGCGCTCCTCGGCGGTCAGGGCCGACAGGTCGCCGGCCACCTGCACATAACGGTGGAAGGCGTGGCGATAGTCGATCTTGTCGCCATCGTCCTGGCCGCTCCCCTCGCCGTCGGCCGGAATCGGCCGCTGCTTGGCGCGAGACTCTTCGGCCTTCTTTTCGGCCGCGGCAACCCGCTCTTCGCGCTCGATCTGCTTTTCAAGCCGATCGTACTCGGCCATTGCGGCGTCGTGCTGGGTCTCCAACTCCTTGGCGCGCGTCTCGTCGGTCGCGGCCGTGATCTGATCGAGTCGTTCGCGAGCCTCAGCAACGATGGTCGTCTGCTTCTCGCGCAGTTCCTTGATCCGATTGCTCATCGGTTCATCCTTTCAACGAAGTGGTGTGGGATTGGGCTTCGGCGCGCGGGCCTAGGCTTTACTCATCGCCCGCGTGCGCAGGTCGATGGAAATTTTCATGCCGATCCGCTTTGCGGCTGCGCTGAAATTCTGCTGGCGGCGCTCCTTGCGAGCGTTCTCCAGCGAGCGAAGCGCGATGCTTGTGCCTTCGTAAGCAGGCTCCGAAACAATGCTTACTTCGTACAGATCGACTTCCAAAATGGTGCGTTTTGTCGGATCGGCGGTTTCGTCCCATTCCTGCCTTGAGACAACGACGCCGATGGACATCCCGGAAATGTCACCACGTTCGATAAGCGTCGTGACGTCACGACCATCCGACGTATCCGGAAGGTCGATTTCAACCCGAAGTCCTTTGTCATCCTCTCCAAGCCGCAAAGTCCCGGAGGACGTTCGGCCCAGCACGCGCCCGCGGTCATGGTCGAAGTATGCCCTGACATCCGCAGTGCGCAGCGTTCTCGTAAACGCCCCCCGCGAAACTACTTCCTGAAAATAACCGCCAATGTCGGCTACTTCGCCGAAAATGGCCGCGTAACCGACGACCGTCGCAGGGCCATTCTCATTCGCGCGAAATTCGACCGGCCGAACCAGCGAGCGCAGCTCCACCCCATCAGGCTTCGTCGTCATTCTTTTCTCCATTGTCGAGCGCAGGCCCGCCATTGTGACCAATGCCCGCCACGGGCTGCTGCCCCAGCACCACCGTCGCACCTTGAACAAGCAGTTCGTCTGCGGCCGGATTGATGTGTTTCGGCCGGTTCTCCAACGCGCGCCCCTCATTTGGCGTCATCTGCGCGGTCTGAATCGCTCGAGCAATGCCCTCAATCCGAGACTTGAAGTCGCCTCTCATCAGGCCGTCGAGGTTCAGTTCGACATAGCGTCCAGCCTTGGATCGCCCGAACAGCTTCAGATTCAACTCGTCCTCAAGCAGCCGTGCCCACTGGCCGACCAAATGCTTGACCAGATGCAAGTCCTGCTGCTCGACATTGGCGAAGGTGCCCTTTGACAGATCCTGCAGGAAGGCCGGCGGCAACTGCCATGCACGCCCAATCTCTTGCACCTGATAGAGACGCGCCTCGGTCATTTGCCCCTTCTCGGGGTCGAAGCCGATCGGCTTCAGTTCGTAACCTGACGGAATCGTGACAATCGGCTTGCCGCTTTCGCGCGCCGTATCGATGGCTCGCTGCGTGTCTGCCAGTGCTCGCTTTACCGCCTCCGCGCCCGTCGGGAGAGGCCCGACCAGGGCCAGCGGCGGCACACCGCCGCCGGCAAAGAACGTACTGCCGTAGTCGTTCATCGCCAGCGCAAGCTGGATCGCCTTCGACGCCAACTTGATTGGACCGTAATGCGAGACCTGATCGGCCCGCAACATGAACGGGATGTCGATTACGTCGGCAGCGGGATATTCCTTGTTCTCAAACTTGTATGTCAGATCGAAGCCGCTGCGCTTGACCGTCGTTCTGCGAGGATCCATCGGCCAAAGCGCCTCGATGTGCGGGCCGTTGCGCTCAATCCACCCAAGCCCCCGCCCGCCGGTAAACACCTGCTGCCAGAAATACTGCCAGAACTTCGCCGCCCCCATAATTTCGTTGGGAGCTTCGTGAATCGTAACAGCCGTCTTCCCGGTCAGACGGATGGGCCCGCCCTTCGTGTCGCGGTAGGCGTGCATCGGCAGCGTCGCCATAGTGCGCGACAGGAACGCGACTGCGCAGGCCACAGCCGGCACCGTCAGCGCGCTGTCGATCGTGACATTCGGCAGCTGCGCCGATTCCAGCCCGAAGAACGCCATGAACTCGGACGTCTGCGACACCGGAACGGTCGGATTTTCGATGCTGGCGCGCGTTTCGCCGCCAGATCGGCTGATCTCGAAACCGATTTTCATGCGCCCACCAGCGAAAATGCAGGATCATCCCACGGCGAGGTCGGCTCGACGGCCTCGAACTCGTTATGCGCGGCGCCGACAGCCTGCGCGATCGACACCATGCCATCAATGCGGCCACGGCTCCGGCGCTTATCGAACGCCCGGTTGTTCATCGGGTCCGCAACGATGATTGCATTCGACGCGCACATCGTCGTCACCGGATTCTTGTCGATGATGATAGAGCCGTTGAGGATGGCGTCCTCCAGCTTCTCAATCGACTTCGGCATGCACAGCGCGCGTTCGACGAATACGATGCGCGTGCCCTGGCCGTGCCGCACCAGCATCAGGCCGTCGCCGGCCGATTCGTCCGGCCCCTCAAATTTCCACACCGCGAAGTCGATACGGCCGCAGGCGTCGATGAAGTCGTCTATCTTCGCCGGATCGAAGGCTAGAAATCGCACATCATGGCCGGCATCAACCAGCCCCTTCACCTTGTTGGCGACGAACTCGTAATCGATTGTCGCGCCCGGCACCGCCGCAAGGAAACCTTGATCGGCCCATTGGTCATAAGGCGCGTTATCGTCACGCGCGCGATCATGGATGCCGCTCTTGGTCGTGAAGTACCACGTCTTGACGTAGAGCTTATCGTCCTTGCGCCAGCAGGCCGTCAGCGCCGTCAGGTCATTCTTCTTCGACAGGTCGAGTCCGAGCCAGCACGGCGCGCCAAGCAGATCGGCCTCGTCAAATGTGCCCAGACAACTTTCCCACGCCTCCTGCGTCGTCCAGAAGCCTTCCGTACCGACCGGGATGCCGAAATAGAGGCGCTTCGTCGCCAGCGCCTCGGATAACATCAACTTGGCTGTCGCAACCCTTTTGCGGATATTGTCGATCGGATAGGTGACACCGAGCGCTGGCAGCGCCTTCTCCCACACCGCCTCGTTATCGAACACGGTCTCGCGATCGTTTTTATCCACGCGAGCGATGAAGCCGAACAAACTGTCGTCTTCGGCCTGGTCGGTCACGACTTTCTGAAACAGTTCCGAATATTCGGTCCCAACGATCTGGTTTGACGCCGGCGTATTCGTGCCTAGCACCATCAGCGGGTCGCCGGACATCTTGTCGATGGCCGCTTTCCAGATCTGCAGCGCGTAAGCAGTCTTGAACTCATGGATCTCGTCGGCCAGCACCGCATAGGGCCGCGGACCGGAAATGGAATCCACCGACGCCATCGACATGAATTTCGAGCTGGTCGCGGGGTGCTCGATCTTCCACGCATGGTCACCGGTGCCGCGGATCACGACGTCGCCGCGGCTTTCCAGCGACTCAAACTCATCCTCATCCCGACCCGGCAGGTTCGCGCGGCACATCGCCACTGCGTCCTTGAAAAGAACGTTGGCCTGATCCTTGTCGCCGGCGATCGCGTAAACCTCCGACCGCTCCTTGGCGGCGAAGCCCATCATGTCGATGCCGATACCGGCCATTAGCGGGCTATTGTGCGTCGGGATCATGCTCTGGCCGCACAGAAACATTTGCGACGGCGAATCCACCGAAATACACCTGACGGGGATCGGCGCGATCCTTTCGCATCCTACGATCTTCCGGTCACCTGATAGACGGCGGCGGCCGTGAACATGCGCAACGCGCCCCTGCTTTCGTGCCAGCCGGAACACCTGCGTTCCCGACGCGTAGAAATTTACATGATAGCTTGCGCCAACATGCTGACCGTTGAGCGTCGCCCGCTTTGTGATCAGTGTGGCCTTAAGACCGAGCGACAGAGCAAGCTCATGAACGCCCTTCGTCAACGCCTCGTTCGTGTTGCAGAATGAACACTGGCCGCCGCTTACGGTGCCATCGGTGTCCATCAGGCCTTGCAAAAGAGCAAGCCGCTGCGCTCTCGATGCGCGCAGGTAGATTGCCGGAATGTGCTTGTTTCGGATGAGGCCAAGGCGATTCAGCCGAGACTGCAACCCGGTTCGACTAGCCGCTTCAATTCCAATCCGATAACGACCAGCGCGGTCGCCCTGTCCTTTCCGCTCACCGACGATGGCCCCGGCAGACCGGAGCGCCGCGATCGACTCCGCTGCGTCAGCGTCGGAAATGGTAACGCGCGGACAGTCGCTGTCCCCGTCTCCAAGCCAGAAGCCAAGCAGATACGGCGGTATAGACAAGCCCGCTTCCGGCAAATCGAGCGCGCCAGCGAGAGCGACGCTATGATTTGCGGATAGGTATTGGCCGTTTCGATAGCGGAGCGTCGCCGCAATCTCTGCCGTCGTTCGGATGCCTTTGCGCCATTTGCCCCGCTGCGCCAGAGGAACCCTGCGGGTTGCATCTCCGTGTCCACCATTGCCGGACTTGCGCATTTCCGTCTGCCACAGATGACCAGCATCAGCGACAACCGTAGAGCCGTCATCGAAGGTGACGCGGTAGCACTCGCGATCCGTCAGAATTTCATGGGCCTTCAGAACCCGGCACGGCTTGCCGTTCTCGTCCAGCACAGCATCGCCGGTCTGGATTTCTCCCATCGTGGTCCAGCCGGTCGGCGTCGGTATGGGTGTATCGAGTGCTAAAGCTTTTGCCTGCCCCTTACCCGTTTCCAGCCAGGCCATCCGAAAACGCCTGAGCCCATCCGCTCGCTGCCAGCCGAACAGCGATGCCACCGTGAAGGCGTGCCAGGGCAATAGGTTGAATGGCTTCCCGGCTGCTGAGCCTTCCGTAACAGTCAGAACCGCCGGGAAGAACCCGCAATGGTGCTTTGCCTTCCCCACATCGAAGCGCAGGCCTCGCGCCGAACCACTGTCGAGGTCTTTGAGATGGCGGGCACACGCTGCCTTCACCAACTCGCCAGCGACAATCTTTCCATCCAGCGCCTGGCAGGCGTAGCGCGTCGCCGGGTCGTTAGCCGCTGGCTTTGCCGAGATACGCATCAGATGGACGCTCCCGACGCTGCTTCCGCTCTGCCTTCACAGCCGAGCCGCGCCGTCGCGGCGAAATGCCAAGCTCGGATTCCAGCGTTGCCGCATCGGCGCCGGCCTCGCGCATCGCCGTGAAAAACGGGCTGATCCGCGCAATCGCCTTGCTGTTGCCGCGGCGCGGCTTGGTCACAACCCCGTTCTCGGCGACCTGCCGATACATCCGGTCGAACATCAGGTAGGCGCAGACGAGGCGCTGAATCGAGTGACCATTCGCTGCAGCAAGCAACTGCCGGTCGCGCATCTCGATCGTGATGACGCGCCAGTGTTCGCGGGCGGCCTCGATCTCCAGCGGATCGGAGAACAGGGATTCCCAATCCGGCTCCGGGACGATCGCGCCGCTGCCTTCGATAACGTTCATGACACCTCATCCCCCTACGGGGGATGGCCCCAACTTTTTGTTCTGAAACTGGTCTCGGCGAAAACGGAGGGGGGCCGCAGGCTTATGGGCCATGCAAGGCAACTTTTTGCCCTCCCCCTCACCCCATGGCAGGATTTTTTCGAGCGGGAATTCACAGGGGCCGCATTTTTCAGGCCGAGATTTCACATACAACGGCCGTTTAATCTTCAAATTCTAACGAGCGGAACAGAACGAAACTCGTCAGTTTGGAGCCCCGTGGCACTCATTCGACAATTCTCGAAACCGACTTTAAGCGCCCCGGCCTTCCTGGCCAGAGAACGCCATTTCATTGGCCGCTGGGCAACCAGCAGGTTCCCGCTGTAGTCTTGTAGCCGATCTCCACTGAGGCAATCGCTGTAATCTCGATGCGACCGGAAAGCCGAAAAGAAAGGAAAGGACCCCTGATATGACCGCAGACCGCCCAGAACCGACCGACAAGCAAACTGCGAAGGGCTCCCCCTTCAATGAGGACGCTCCGAAACTGCACGACAACATCCAGCAGACCTGCAGCAGTCCGAATGTCGAGAGCCCCAAGGAGGCGGTTACCCTTCACGTATCTCCCGACACTATCGAGAAGTTCATGGCAGCGGGGAAGGACTGGCGAGCTAAGATGGCCAAGGCGTTGGAGCGTGTGAAGTTATAGCCTGGCTATCTGGCGCAAAACGGAATTCCACGGATGATCTGGGTCTACCGGCCTGCCATGGATATCCGATCCAATCAGATGGCCCCTCGCCTCCTCACGCTGAATGAGTGCGTCATGGTGCTCTTTGCAGACGCTTTCAAAGTTGGCGGGATCAACGAATAGGCTCCAGTCGCCTTTGTGCGGCCTTCGGTGGTTCACCACGTTTGCAGCAGTGACTTTACCCTGAGCGAGACAACGCTCGCACAAGGGCTGCTTAACAAGTTGAGCAGCCCTTAGGCGTCGCCATCGGCTGCCCTTGTACCAAGTGCTCCACAAGCGCGCAGGGCGCTGCAACTGAACAAAACGTTGAAGCCGGTTCCGTGTGTTGGGATTTATCAAGAAAGTCGGTTCCTGCATCAACTAAGCTCGCCCGTCGCGCGTTGGACAACCGATACTCACTCGAAAACGGAGGACGCAGAATGGCACAGGAACAACGCGGTGGATCAGGTAACTTTGCCAACGACCCTCAACGCGCATCGGAGGCCGGCCAGAAAGGTGGCCACCACAGCCACGGCGGACAGCAGCAGCAAGGCGGCGGTTCGCATGGGCAGCAGGGTGGAAGCGGCAACCCTGGCAATTTCGCAAACGACCGAGAGAAAGCTAGCGAAGCCGGCCGCAAAGGCGGACAGAGCTAGTCCCACGCAAGTAAGCCCGCCGCAAGGCGGGCTTATTTTGCGACGCTAAGTGCGCGCGGGGAACTTGGATAGCTCACGGTTGTTACCTCCCTTTTAAGGAGGTCCAAATGGCGACAGAAACGCGAGAGACAGCCGGCCTTATCGCGAGCGATAAAGTCGATGGCACCAACGTCTATGGAATGGATGGCGAAAAAATCGCCTCTATTGAGAGTGTCATGATCGGCAAGACGGACGGCCGAGTCGCCTACGCAATCTTAAGCTTCGGCGGCTTCCTCGGAATCGGCGACGATCACTACCCCCTGCCATGCCAACAGCTCAACTACGATACCGAACTCGGAGGCTACCGAGTGAACCTGACCAAAGAACAGCTGGAAAATGCTCCGAAGTACTCAGGTAACTGGGACTGGGACGACCGCGAAAGAAGCCGAATGGTATCGGACTATTACGGCGCACCGTGGATCGGCTATTAAAGAACAAGAGCTCGGCCCCACACCGGGCCGAGCTCGCTCTTCAGTTTTCACGTTCGGCTACTTCGCCCACTTCCCTTCATATTTAAACTCTGGTGCCGTCTTCAGGTTGTCCTTTGTCGCATCCATTTCAGCGGTCCACTTCTTGTCGTTCTCAGAATAATTTACCCGCAACGACGGAGGCGAGACGACAACATAGCGCTCGCCCATTCCCAAAAAGCCGCCGACCGAAACGATGTAACCGGAGAACTTCCCGTCCGATGAGATAAGGAGGTCCTCGATTTCACCGATCGTTTCGCGATTGGGGTTGGTGATGTTCAAGCCGATAAGGCTCCGAGCCAGGACGTCCGAGGGCTTGGCGGCAACGTAAGTGTGAGTTGTTGTCGCCGTTGGCGCCGGTGGTGCGTTCTGAGCCAGCGCTGGCACGACCAGCGCCGTAGCCAGAGCCAGCGTAAGGGCCAGGCATTTCATGTGGTTTGTCCTCGTCACTAGGGATGTGGCAAGGCAACACGGGATATAGCGAGGAAGTTCCGCTATCCAGTAGCAAAACAAAACCCGCACCGGATTGCTCCGCGCGGGTCGAACCAAATCACAAATCGGCAGTGTGGTGATTTAGGGGTACTTTGCCCCCGGGGTCAAGTGCCAATGCTACCCGCGCACGCTGTCCACAGACGGTGTGGATGAGACCTTCTCTTCGGACGGCGTAGCGCATGCAGTCAGATTGAATGCCGCTGACACAGACCTGACCGCAAGCAATCTCACCTGATCCGACGTCAGCCTGTAAACCTGCACGCCCGCGCTCGAGCAAACAACAAGTTCGCATTCTCCCGAATTTGGCTGCCGAAGCATGACACTCCGCGCCTCGATCTCGGCTGACTGGCGCAGCGCGAAAAGTGAGGCGACGGCGCGGTCATACTGCTGCCAGGCTCGGCAGGTGTAGCAATCAGGATCGAAGCTGGCGCAGCGCTCGCCAAGTGAATCCTGGATTGCAAATGCGATTAGGTCATTGCTGGGCGCGATCTCTCGCACGCGATCATCGATCATTCTGACCTTTTCCCGGCTCTACGGTCACGTCTCGCGCTATATGAGCCCTGGTTCGATCCACCAAAAGGTCGACTTCGACGCTAAGCTTTTCGAGCGACACCGACATCTACAAGGACATGAAGACCGCCAAACACCACGCAACGAATACCACGCAGCGAACACCACGAACGCCACACAACAAAGCCCCACGCTCGCCACGCAACAAAATAATCCTCACGATAGAACCCCTGCGTTCTCCGACCTGACCGGCCGGCTGCCACCCGCAGACTTCCCCGCGAGTCGGAAGTGAAAAGACAGCGTCTGAAGGCACTCGCGCAGACGTCGGCCGTAATACTCAACGGCTCCGCGCGAGCCATCACCGCGCGCCACCGCAACGGCATCCATGCGCATTCGGCGACCAAGTACGTCGGTGCAAATTCGGTAGCCCTCCGTTCCCAGCTTCGTCCGGATCTCCGCCAGTTGTTTGACAGCTCGAAGATTGCGGTCAGAAATCATCTCGGGCACACCGCCACCGCCATCGACCGGGGTTTGAGACGTGTCGACCGATCGGGCGCCCGCGATCTCCGCAGCCTCAAGAAGCGCCTGAAACAACCTCCCGGCGCGGAAGCAAACCTCGCTGATCTGATGACGAGCCCATAGCCGGGCCAAGTGATCGTCACGAATGGCGATCGTCACAAGCTGCCGAGGCTCGCCTGGTGCGTACCAGTCGCCGCGATGATCCTTTGATGCTGGCTCGACAAGCCCCATCGGGTTGCGCATACGGACCTGTGCGGTAACCGCGTCGCTCTTACGACGTCGAGAACGCCTCCTGTGAGCGCGGTGGTCAGTCATTCAATGCTCCGCAATCGAGTTCCTCCATTCGCTGCTCAATCCACGCAACACCGATGTCAGGGCCGGATACAAACCAGCCACTGGCATCGCAGATTGCCCACGCATCGACTTGCTTGAGCGCGCCGAATGCTCGACGACGCGTTACGCCGCACGGCTCCGGCGAGCCGAACGACAGGACAGCGCCGTCGGTTAGCATCAACTCGGAAGACACCGCTCCCGGCAGTATGTCCTTGAACGCGGCCATTCGGTCATCTGGACGGCGCCGACGATCCACCAGGAAGATTTGAGAGAACGGTGACGGGCTTTCGGCGTGACCGTTTCCGAACAGCTCCTCGCGTGGCGAGCGGCGGCAGCCTTCACGATCAGTGACAGCCCAATCCGCGAAGGTCTCGAGCGCTGGCCTGAGTTCCGCCACAACGTCATCAATCTCGGCATTGACGCGCCACCGCAGCGAAAGGCCATCGCGCCAAAGCGGACGGTTCACGTCGTAGCCAAGCATCTCCGGCGTCGGCAGCTCGGTCGTCGCGTAGTAGAGCTCGTCGAGCTCCTCACCAGCCAGACGCAGCGATCGGGTCGTCTTGGCGTGGAGATAGATTTCACGCATGGCCGAACCACCATGAGGTTCCTGCCACCACTTCAAGCCGCGCGCGCGCCGCGACCACAAGGGAGCGGCGGCGCGCAGCGGCGCCTCTCTTAAAGAAATCTCTTAGGAGATTTCTTAAGAGGTTTCTTCGTGCAACTTCTGAGGTTGCACCCGGTGCAACCCTATTAGGTTGCACCCCCTGCAACTTCTGAGGTTGCACCCGGTGCAACCCTATTAGGTTGCACCCACCCTGCAACTTCTGAGGTTGCACCTCCCCTGCAACTTCTGAGGTTGCACGTTCTGCTGCCAGACCGTGGCTCACGCTGATGCTCATCCGAACATCCCCTCCAGTTCCGCGAGGTCGTCTCGGCTGCGCTGAGTAACCCCACCCTGGATCACGCTGAACTGGCTCGAAGGCGATGTCGGCTCTGGCGCAGAGTCAACAACTTCTGGGGTTTGTTGCTTGTTAGTATCTTCCGGCTCTCCGGAGGTGGCCTCGGGCGCTGACAATGGCGCTGCTACCTGAGCCTTCTTTTTCTCACGCTTCTTTTTTCGTCTCTGGTCGACATTGAATTGCCCGTACCGCTCATGCTTGAGCTTCTCATCGAGGACAAGCGTATACCGTTTCGTTACCCCGCCTTTCGGAAGGATGGATTCGATGATCCCCCAGTCCTCAAGGGTGGCAAGATGCTTGTTGACGGCCTGCCGGGAAATGCCAAGGCGGGCCGCGATCGTGTCCTGACCGACTCGGCACCCTCCTTCCTGGTTCATGTACTCAACAGCAACACACAGTACACGCAGCGCCGCCGGCTCCTCCCTCAGATATATGGCCGCACGGGCTAGCGCCCGGTGCATTAGGACGAAGCCGTAAACGCTGGCATCGTCGGCACGCGCTTTCTGCATTTCTTCGCTTTTGTTCACGCTACACCTCGTTCAGCAGTTGACCGGACAGGTTTGGACAGCCGCTCGGCTGCCCAGGCATCAAGGTCGTCGGTGCTATAGAGTGGAATTCGGCCGACATACTGCATCAAAGGCCCGCCACCGATGGTGGCGAGCTTGTTCAGCGTGGCAAGAGCGATAGGAATGCCGTGTTTCTCGGCCAGATAGGCCGGCACATCCTTGCGGCGGAGACGGGGACTGATCATGCTGTATCCCCATAGTGTTTCGCGGCAAGCTCCGAGCGGTTGCCAGGAATTGCTTCGAACTCCGCAACAATCTGCGCTGCGAGATTGCGAGCGATCCAAGCCAGCGAAAACGCGGTTTCCGTTCCGAGGTTAGGCTTGCCGTCGCGGACGAACTCGCAGTTATCAAGGATGAAATCCGCCAGTACTTTCAACTGGCAATGCAGATGGCCGACGTTGGATTCAATGCTATCGAGGTCCGGGGTACTCATGCCGCACCTCGGTGGGCGTTGTATTTCTCACGGAATCGGACTTTGTTGACGCTCTGCACAGCTTTGCTTGCCATCACCGCAAAATCGGTGAGGTCATCGGCCATATCGGCAGCGAAGCCGATCAACAGCCAATTGCGCCATTCCTCTTCTAGCGCCGAAGTCGGCGTAGCTGCCTCAGCGACGTTGATCACCGCTTGCTCATAACCAGCGAGCCAGTCGCAAAGGGTTTCCAGAATAGTGCCCGCACCGTTAGCCGTGTCCTCCCCTTCGACTATGAACCTCGGTTGGCAAGTGAAACCACAGAGTATCTGTTGAGTGGTATGCATCACGTCGCGCAACGACCGAAGTTCGCTCACCGTCAGAGCCCGGAGTGCGTTCATGTCGATATGACATGCTAGCGATCCACTGGGGGCTAGCGAGTCACTGGATACCGCGGTTGCCCCAGCGGCAGGCACGGTGCTATAGTGCGTCCTCTTCATCGGCTTTCCTCACGAGGGTTGGCTGGTTTCAAGGCGCGGGTCCGCTGCAACGGGCACCGCGCCTTTTGCTTTCATCCGCTCCCGAATGGCGCGAACAATCTCGGAATTTTGGGAACTGGCGTTCTCCCGGGCCTCAGCCTCAATGAAGGCTTTGGCATCGGCGGGAAGGCGTAACTGTAGCGCAACTCGGCTCATCTCATTTAAGCCTCGAACCATTAACTATGACACCGTTATAGTGTCGACACCATGCTGGTGTCAAGACATGACACTAAAATGGTGCTAATCGACCTGGGTAAACTGGGGAAGTCTGATGGCCGCCGACGCTGAAGTCCGCATCACGTTCAGGATGCCAGCAAACCTTCGCGAACGTGTTGCCGCTGCTGCAGAAAAGAACAATCGCTCAATGAATGCCGAGATCGTCGCGCGCCTCGAAGCGTCCTTTTTTGATGATGCACTTGTTGAAGGTGCAGATCGTCAATTAATGTTCGTAAGCCGTGCGATCGAACGGCTAAAGACATTTATAGACGAGAAAATTAGCGATGAAGAATTCATACGCAGTCTTATCGTGGGCGCTCCGGACGCGGGAAAACGGACAAACGTTCGCAGCCTAGCAAATCAAGCGGGCAGCTCCACTCTCACTCACATAATCGAGCTTCGTGCACTGTATGGTTTGATTCGAAAGAAAGTGCTTCCGACCAAAATATTACTAAAGGCGTTAGAGGGATATCTTGTGGCAGTGAAGCATCTTGTTGAGATCATGGAAGATCAAGTGGGCGGCAAGAATGTTGCTGATCTAAAGCGCGAATTTGAAATGACTGAGACTCTCTTAAAATCCGTTTGGAATATTTATCGATAATTAGTCTACTTCCTCAGGACGATCGCCTCTGCCGCTTCGTCCCGTCATTTGTAGGCTCACCTCACCAGCAATCTTATTCGCCGCAGCAACCAATACTGAGTCCAGCCGATGCGTATATCTTGAGGTGATCCCCGTTCCGACGTGCCCAAGGCACGCCCCTATCGTCGAATCCGCAAAGCCAAGATCTGCGCCGACGCTTGCGAATGAGTGACGCAGGACATGCGGGGTCACTCCAGCAAGTCCAGCCGATTTGAAAACATGTCGGTAAAACCTGGTGACACCGGCAAATGGCCGCCGTTCAAGCCGCGCGGCCGGAAAGACGTAGGGATTGCTGTCGCTCCGCTCGATGGCTTTAAGAATATCTGACGCGACAGTCGGTAGCGGCCTCACCGATTTTCCGGTCTTACTGTCGCTGAGGCGAATAACCTGAGCATCGAAGTCGACTTCTGACCATTGCAGGTTCTCGACCTCCCCGATCCGGCACCCCGTCAACGCAGCAAAACGAAGCATGGCGATGCCCTGCCATGGCTTGGTCTCATCCGCTTCTGCTTCGACGAGCGCCCACTGAAATGCCCGATATTCTTCTTTGCTCAATCGACGCTCGCGCCGCTGGCTCGCCGGCTTCTTGACGCCGAAGGTCGGGTTGGCATCGATGACGCCATCGGCGACCGCGTACGACAGTATCGCTCCGAGCGCCGCAGTTGAGCGTGCAGCCGTCGCTGGCCCACCCAGTGCCCGCGTTCGACCGCGGAGCTTTCCGGAAGGCTTCGGCTTTTTTGCCGTCTGGCCGCCCTGCACGTCTCGAATGAACTTGACGACATCCGATCGCCTCAGGTCGATCACCAGCTTTGTGCCGAGCACAGGCTTGATATGAGCGTTCGCCAATCCCTTGTCGATTGCGAGCGTGCTCGCCTTCTTCGGGAGGCCACGGCGACCGAGGATCAACCCCCTCTCGGCGGCGCCGAAATAGCGGTCACAGAGCTCTGCGACCGTAAGTGACTTGCGTCGGGTGCGACGCTCGAGCTGCGGGTCCTCGCCATGGAAGGTGCTGCCGAGGGTGCTGATGGCGAGTTTGCGGGCCTTCTCGGTGCTTAGGGCCCCGTGTCGACCGATCGTCATGCGGCGCCGGCTTCCATCTTTCGTCCGATAATCGACCACGTAGGACTTGGCACCGGACGGATTGACACAGACGCCGAATCCCTTGAGTTCAGAGCACCAAACGGTCCACTGCTTGGCCCGCGCCTCTGCGGCATCGACGACGGACTTGGTGAGTTTTGGCATCCGACCTCTTCATTGGCCAAATAACGTCTTCGCTGGCCATTTTACTCACCACATACTCACCACGAAATCGGAAACGATGGAAGTCCGCAGAAAACGTCGGAAAGCTCAGATCATATAATTACCTTAGTAAAATCAATTCGATAGAAAGCCGTAGCTAAAGGCGGCAAAGTTGTGCAAAGGCTAGAAAACTCCGCCTGACAACATTGGTAATGAAGAGGTCGACAGTTCAATCCTGTCCGGCAGCACCATTTTAAGTCACTGATATCCAATAAGAAATTGATAAGTCAGGCATTCTGCGCCTGCCAAGCGGATCGGAGCGGATCTGACCGCTGATATTCAACGCACTATTCCGCCCCCAGATCCTTGCCCCCATACCCGAAACGGCTCGCAAGATACGGAGACCGGCACCGGCCGGCCCGATTCAACGGTCGCCGAGATATCCCTCGACGTAGAAACGAACCACCGCGACCCGGGCAACCGCGACCAACGGCATGGCAAGTGCGATGCCAAGAACGCCGAAGAGAGCGCCGAGCACAACCAACGCCGCAAGTGTCCAGGCCGGCGGCGTCTCGACCGCCTGACGCTGGATCAATGGGCCGATCACATAGCCCTCGATCGACTGGATCGCCGCATAAATGACGACGGACCAGATCAGCACCGAGTGACCATACGGCATGGCCACAAGTCCGATCGGAATGGCAGCGACGATCGGACCGAAGAACGGGATAAAATTCGACACGCCAGCCTGAAGCCCGAGCAGGAACGGGCCCGGCAAGCCGAGAAGATAAAGCAGCAGCCAGACGCAAAGCGTCATGATCGCGACGCGGATAACCTGGCCGACAAACCACAGGCGGAGAATGGCGCCCATCTCATCGAGCACGGCGCG